ACTCTAGGTAAATGTTCAACAAGATGATGTTCGTCTTTTCTAGTAGCGTGTGAAGTTTGTCCCCAAATAGGAAGTTTAAATTCTGATGCAATTATGAAACTTTCCATGCCACCATACCATCTAGCAAAATTGCCGCCTATGATAACTTTCTCTTCTGCAATTGGTTTAATCTGATTAGTCAATGTTTCAATCATTAATGATGGAATAACATGTACTATTGTATCTTTACATAAACCTCGATAATATTGTGCATCGAATTCATTATGCGCATAGATTGAATCTACATGTTGCAACATATTAAAGAAATTGATTTGATCTGCAATTTCATAATCATTGAACCACCAATGTGGTCCTTCTTGTACATAATGTACTTGTGCATTTGAACGTTTAAGATCTAATATGATATCAGAATCTAATAATTCAGAAACTGGATTTGTTGCATTTTCATATAAGCATGAACCTTCTGCTGATAAAAATGTTTTACCTTTTGGAAAGATTACAAATACATGATCAAATCCAGATATTGTTTTATACTTGTAGATATTGTGATGTTCAGCATCTAATGCATTCATCCAAGCAAACTCCGTGCGCATATTTGGATGATTGGAAGGAATTTTTCCTTCAAAACCCATTTCTGTTAAAAATGCTACTTTCATAGTTTATAGAATTCTTTTAATTCGATTAATTGTTGTTTAATGTCAATTAATTTAATATCAGCAATTAAACACTTATCCTTGCCTATACCATCGATTGGTATTATGTCTATATCTCGTTGAAATACTTCTTTTATTAAATTTAATAGTTCAAACTTCGAAATACATTCGGTACTAAATATTGTATATGTAGATGTATGTTTTTCTTCTATTATATTCTTACATTGTTTCGCCCATTCCAATGTAGTTATACCATTCCATTTTGCTTGTATATAACCAGTTGCGTTGGTTTGTTTTAAAGCCCAACATAATAAACTATCTGCAGAATTTAATTCAATTCCGATTATCGATGTTTTGAATATAAATGTATGTTTACCATTTTCTAATAACCAATCAGTTGCAATTCGTTTTGAGATTCCATATATATCGTTATCTGATTCACAATCAGTTGCTGGATGTATAATTTTACAGTTTGAATTTAAATCTAAAAAAACTGGTAATATCGTATTAACGCCAAAATTATTAGTTTTCTGCGGAATTGCACCTATACAATTTATAATATAATCGCCATTATATGTTTTTATATATTCTATAAATTCAGCAGTTGGCCATCTATAATTGATAGTATCAATTTCATAAAATTGTTTGAGGTATGCATATACTGCATTTCCTAACATACCAGTATGGCCTAATATTAATATTCGCATCATTTTTTAATAACTAATAACCAATTTGGATTCGAATGCGTTTTTGGAAATTCGGGAAATTCTTCTACGTATGAAAAATGCGGTTTCAATGCATTAATAAAGAATTGTTTTCTAGAATCCCATGTATTCATTAAAAAATAACCATTATTACAATATTTTATTACATTTTCGATATAAAACTCCATTCCTGCTTCGTCAAATTCACTGATACACCAATTTGATATAACTAAATCATATGACTTTTGTTGAATATCATCTGATATATGGAAATCAATATTGTTATAATCAAATAACTTAAGATAGTGTTTACATAAATCCAACGTTGGTTTTAAATCAATCATCGAATATGATTCAACTCCTGCATCTAATATTATCTTTGCTTGACCACCATATCCTGAACCAATTTCTATAATTTTGAAATTAGTTAAATCACCAAATTTTTCTCGCAGATCTTTTAAAATATTAATAAAATACATTGTTCCGGGTGAGATGAGTCCTAAACCAGGATACTCATATAAATTAGGACTACCATATAAATCATTTGTTTTAAATTGCTCAATATTATTCATAATATCAGCATCATTAATGATATTATTATATATTGCGTCTGATATATATTGTCCCAATACATCATTTCCGATAATCGAACGAAATGCAGCATTTTGTTTAAATACTGCAAATACGTCTGGATTATTAACTATATCATGGCATGCAGTTAAAAAACTATCGCCCATAGTTTCATACGCATTCCACGTACCATTAAATGAATTTTTATTTGTCATATACTTAAATCATTGTAAGAATTTCTTCAATTGTAAAATGTTCTACTTCATTTGAAAATGGGCCTTCTTCTAAAACCTTTTCGTGCATATTTTCGCCTGGTTGTAATCCGATGATATTAACATTAATGGTTTGCCCATTTGAATATTTTTGAATCATTGCCTGGAATAGATCATCGATTCGCATTGACTTCATGATTGGACAATATGGTGTGCTATCTGTTGCATCTGCCATACAGTCGATGATTAATTGAATTGCATCGTCGACAGACCAAAAGAATCTTGTTGCCTCGGGTGCTGTGACAATTACATCTTTACCTTGTGAAATTAAATCTTTCCATTTACACAATACCGATCCTGTTGAGTATAAAACATTTCCATAACGAACTGTTCTGTACATTACATTTGGATTCAATTCTTCATATTGTTTAATTGCTCGTTCCATTAAGAATTTTGTGGCGCCGTATACGCCTGCTACTTGTGCAGCTTTATCAGTAGAAACACTTAATATGAATTCTAGATTTGTGTGATCTAAAGAATTTTCTAAAATATTCAATGATCCTATAATATTAGTTTTTATATTTTCACGAACAAACTTTTCAGCTAAGCCTACATGTTTAGATGCTGCCAAATGGAATACGCCTGTAACATTTTTCATAGCTTGTCGGACTTCAAATAAATCTGAAATATCACCTGTATAAATGTCAACTGCTGGATATTTCTCCTTTAACTCAATAAGTTTACCTTCGTCGCGTGAAATAACTCGTACTAAGCCTTTGTTTTCTAAAATATATTTAACTAATGGTTGTCCCAAAAATCCAGAACCGCCGGTTACTAAATATAACTTGTTTTCTTTAATTTTAATCATTTTTATCCTAGTTTATTATAATATTCATTTTGTCGTTCTTGTCGTTTAATTGTTTTTGGGTGATATAAAGCAAAGCCTTCTGATTCTGGCAATACTGTATATGATTTAAATCCATTTAAACGTTCATGAACTTTGTTAATCCATTGTATTTCTGATTTATTTTTCCATATGCGCCATTGGTTGTCTGGCCAATTTACCCATCCTTTATCATTTACATTCCAACCCCATTTACTAATATGTTCATTTGTTAATCCAGTTACTGTGTTAACTCGCGGTACTAAGAAAACATCACAATCAAAATTTTCTTCTAATACATATGGTAATATTTCTACAAGCTTTTGATGCGGCATTTCGTCAGCATCAATTTGAAAAATAAAATCACCTGTACATTGATTTGTTAAATGATTTTTAAAATCTGCAAAATGATCATTTAATGGATGAAATATGACTTTAATATGACCATGTTCTTGATGTTTCATAAGATATGCAAATACCTGATTTTTATCTTCTGGTTGTGTATTTAAATCACTTACAGACAAGTCCATTTGAACTACAATCTCATCTTGTGGTCTTTTATTTTCTAGTAAGAAAGCAATGAGTCTTTGTATTTCTAGAAACTCATTACATGTTGTTATGGCATAACTTATTTTCATATTATATTTTTTGCAATTTAGGTAATTTCAACGTCATTGGTTTAGGTGCCGATTCTAATGCCGTATCGATTTGTTTAAAAATATCTGCATAAATTTTTGTTACCGCATCTTTATTAAAATTGCTTCGTGCAAAAAATCGTTGACGTTTTGCCAATTCAAGCCATTTTTTATAATCCTTTTGCACATTGCGTAAACAGTCAACTGCATACTTATAATCTGGAGTAAACCATTTAGCTTCCCCAATCAACCAATCATTCTGCGCAGTGGGATGAACATTAGTCAACCCGCCTTTAACTTCACAAATAAAATCTTGTTTGAGAAAATCTACCGGACCAGAGAAATATGGAGCAATGATAGGTTTTGATGTGGTTGCAAATTCTAGTAACGGACGACCAAATCCTTCTGACTTAGTTAATGAATACATGGCTTTGATTTTTGGATGCATATACAATGCATTCATTTCTGTATCACTTAATTCGCCATGTAATAGATAAACTTTTGGCAATCGATCTGTTTTTTTGAAAATACTTGCAACTTGTTTGATTTTCTTTTCAATCTCCATTCTATCAGTAACTGAATACGTTGCTCCGCTAGTTTTTAAAACTAATGCAGGTTGATTTTTTTGATTCTTATATGCATCATAGAATGAATATATAACTCCACTGATATTTTTGCGATCTTCACCTAATGAACCTTGCAACCAATGTCCTACTGTTAAGAATGCCCATGATTCTGGAATCGTGTTTAATACATCTAAATTCAATTCATATTTACCAGTATATACTGTTTCATCAAAGTATTCAGGAACTACATGTATGTTAGTGGTTAATGTTTTATTTTTTTCTTTAGCTGTTTTTTCAAATACATGTTTTGTGAATTCAGATGGAACGATAACTAATTGCATTGCATTTAAATTGTCAATCCATGTCTCAGGGCATAAGTCACCTTCAGTACCTGCCGTAATACCAATATTGAATTTACCTACAGGTTGAAATTCATTAGGTACAGTAACTTGAATCCAAATATCTGGTTGCTCTGTTAAAGGCAATGGAATAATTCTAGATTTTAAATCGTTTGACAATGGATATGTAAATGGCGTATGTCCCCAAGGTAATGATACCAACTTTACATCCCATTCGGTACCTCGTTGCTCAATCAATTGTGAAATAATTTCTCGAGCGTGGTGACCATAACCTGATTGTGTCGCCGCTGGCGATGCTATAACTAATTTTCTCATTATTTTACTATTCCTGTTTTTTCGTATTTTGTATCTTCAACTACATTCAATGTGTATGCTGGACGTTTTTCTTTGTTAATTTCAAACAAATAATCAATCATCGATATCATTTTGTTACCCATTTGTTCTGCAGTTAATCCGTTCTGTAAAGCCCATTCCCGACCAATCAAACCATGCACTGTTCTAGTAGCAAATGGCATATCATACCAATATCGAATGGCATCAGCTACATCTTCAAAATTTACACGATCATCGAAAATATACGGAGTTTGTGGCGAACCTTGCAATGATCGATTTGATGGAAATACTGGTTTTACCCAGCTGCCATGCTTTTTATATTGTCCGGTATGATTTGTTGCAAAATCACAATCGAATCGAAGCCAGTTGCCTTCTTCATCTTCAAATCCACATTGATCTTGCAGACCGCCGGTAACATTGTTAATAATAGGTGTTCCTGCTAAGATTGCTTCGGTTGAACTAAGTCCCCAACCTTCGTTAGAACCAATATTGATAACAACATCTGCTACATTGTATACTGCATTGAGGTCTTCAGGCGATAACTTTTGATCAGAAAAAATAATTTTACAATCAGATGCCAATGCATCTCGTACTGCAATTAAATCCGTTCCATTATCATCAACCGGTTGCGTATGCATTACTAATCCAACTTTATGCTGTTGTTCTGCTGGCAATGAATCCACAAACGTTTTAAATGCTAAAATAACATCGCCTGGTTGTTTTCTTCGGATATTTCTATTATTCCAAAATACCATGAATTCGATATCGTTATCAAGCTTGAATCGTTTCTCCATCGTTTTATATGCATCATCCGATGGAAATAGTGGTTTGAATTTATTGTGATTAAGACCATGGGGTACATATCCGGTAATAACATCATTCCATTTTACATTAGTCGGAACTACATCGTCTTTATCGTAATCTACAACACCAAAACCGTTCTGTTTAAGCACTTCTCTGTGGATATTATCAGATTGCTTGCTAATTCCCATAATCAAGTCACAACTACCATAAAACGGTGCGTTCCACATTGGATAAGGCAAATCATCCCAAATTGAGTAATAAACTAACGGAATTCCATACGTTGTTTTAATTTCGTGCTCTAGAGCATACAACCATGTCCAATATCTTGGATCAGTGAAGTGAAAAATTGCATCTGGTTGTTCTTGATTTAACAAAGCAAATAATACATTGCGATCGCCATATCCTGACCATGGAATCAATTTTACATTGGCATCTGCAACACCAGTGTCTTGTGCAACATGTTGTGATAAATCCATGCCTTGTCCATGTTCTGGGTGTTGTAGCGCTGCACCTAATTGAACCCAATCATAGTGTTTTACGGTACTGTAAATGATTTCTTTGCTAATAGTCCCGATTCCTGATGGTAAACGAAAATCGTCTGCTAATAAAAGAATTTTCTTTTTCTTAGGCTTGTTAGGATCGATTTTTTGTAATTTTGGTAATTGCATTTGTAACTTTTCCTTTTGTTATAACTTTATTATAAATATGGTTTAACCTAATATAACCACAGGTTTTTGTAATTTTTTGGTATTAGTATATGCTGTTTTAAGCACCGGATCTAATTGGGTTTCATTGGTCATTATAATCATATAATCACAACGTTCTGCAATCAATTTCATGCGATGATGAAGCTGACTAAAATGATAAGATTTTCCATAATATGACTCTGGCATTGCAGAGTGTACATTGTAACCCGAAAATGATGGATTATATTCTTCATATTGCATTCCAAATTCTAAAGTAAATTTTCTTACCATACTATTAGCACCTTCAGAACCACCTGCTCCTAATACAACAACATTATCATCAAATCGTTGTTTTAGATTGCGAAGGGTTTCTTGCACCTTGCGCTTATTCTGCCAATTTGTATTTCCTATTACTGCTACTCGTGTCATTTCTTTTCATGTAAGAATTTAACGCTTTTAGGCATATGCCCATAAACAATGCGAAGTGCTTCTTCTAGCAATTTTCGATTAGATTTGCTATTAGGTCCTGAATCATTAGTACATAATGTATATTCCATTGTAGTAACATGAGTACCATGCCATGTTGAATGATTCTTCATTTCGAATTGATATACATATACGTGCTTATGCTGGAACATACTATATTATATAAAAAATTATTCGCGAATCCTATTTTCTTTAGGACAATTTGCGTAATCTGTTTTGAATGGACAATACTTGCAATTTTTATCACCTTTGCCTGATATTGCTAAATATTTTGCATCGGCATTTTTATTGCCTTCTTGATCAAAGCATTGTTCAACAAATGATTCAATTTGTCGTTGGACTTTCTTTTGCGTTACTGTTCCAGACGAAGGTCTAAAGTTTTGAATGCGCTTTTGTGGAAACATTGAATCCTCAATCATTTTGCGTTTCACAATAAAGAATTCAACATCAATATTTTCTTTTGGCACATTGAATTGTTTGGAAAAGTAATTCTTATATGCAACCAATTGTGCTGCCTTTAAGCTATCTGCTTTTTGATATTTATTCCAACCTTGGCGTGATGTTTTGATGTCAAATAATACAATGCGATTGGTTGGCACATGACGCATAATAACATCAACAAAACCATACCAATATACTGAAGGATTTGCATCAGATGCTTGAACACATAAATCTAATTCAATTCCAACTAACTCCCATCCTTTGCTAGAAAAATATGTTGAGCGACGTTTCTTGAACCATTCCAATATTGCAACTCCATCTTCTAGGTATTCTGCTAATTGCAATGGATTTGAAAAATGTTCGCCGCCCATTTCAGTAACGCATTTTACATATTCTTCACGAAGCTTGTTTTGCAATATGCTACGAAAATCTAGATTCTCTGCTTTCTTAACAGATTCGGTATACATTACCGTTAAGAAGTGTTGAAATGTTTCGTGAAATGCTGTTCCGAAGGTTGTATCAATTGATGCTTGGAATGGAGCTAAGCCATCAATGTATGCTAGCTTCCAAGACAATGGACATCGCTCATACATCGACCATTGCGAGTAAGATATTCTTCTTGGTACCGTCTCTGGGTCACGAAGTGATAAACGGTACACGGGCGCAATATAGTTGTTCAGTTTTGACATAATTTTTTACAGTTTTGAAAGTGCCATTGATGCATTTGTGGTTCTCCTCCTATTTTATTACAATGTGGACATTGCAATAATTTTTTTGGTTTACGTAATTTTTGTTTTGTTTCTTCTTTACATGGTTTAGAAATACCTTTTAGAGCTTTACTTATTTTTTCTTTTGTTTCTTTTGATATTTTTTTACCTTTATTCGATTGACTAATCTTTCTCTTTGTTTCATCTGAAACGATTTTATTTTTATTCCCTAATCCAATCTTTCTTTTTATTTCTTCAGATATCGGCCCGGTTTTTTTACCTTTATTCCATGGTACTAATTTGATTCCATACATTGGATTACCGTTGCCTGAGTTTCGTAATGATATTCGTTTTATATATTCTTCTCGGTAATATTGATATTCGCGTGAATTGATTATATAATCTCTAACATGATATGTAGTTTGGGGATGCATCATCCTCCATACTGAAAAAAATGCTTGATCATCTTTTGGATGAATTTTGCATAAAAGTTTATGAGCTATAAAATGTTCCCGGGCAGTCAGTAATACTAAATTATCTTTATCATTTGAGCCATTTTTCCATTTCGGCACAATATGATGTTGTTCATAATATATTCCATTCTTTCTTACACGATATTCAGTTTGTGCGCGTAAAATGAGCTCGTTATATATTCTTTGGTAATTCATTATACTTATAATATAAGAAAATTATTTCAAGAACACAAAAAAAAACTCGACATTTCTGCCGAGCTTCCTTTAATAAATTTTATACTAATTTTTGATATTCAAAAAGGTACCATTGCCTCCTGCCATTGTGCGTGGTAATTTACCATCCCACTTTTGTGCTTTTGTATATTCTACATACAATGGGGTCAACTGCTCTTGTTTCAAGCGCATTGCTTTTGCTGCGGCCTGGGCATTGATGATTACCTCAGCTGAGTCAGCTTGTGCTTCTGCAATCTTACGACGCTTAGTTGAAATTGCTGCTAAAGCTCGTTGTTCTTCTGCCTGTGCTTGTTGAATAGATTTTGTTTTTGCAACAATAGCTTCTTGCAATGATTCTGGAGGAGTAATATTAGTTCTTAATTGTGATACATTAAACCATTTAACTAATCGCTTATTACACTCAGTTACGATGCTGGCTTCAAATTGTGCTCGGTGTGTAAAGATGCTATCAACTTCCCATGTATTGGATACATCATTCACAGCTCCGATAATTGCATTTTTAAGCCAATTCTGTTCTACCTGTTTAACATCTACCCGTAAATTCTCAAACATATCACCAATCGAAGTAGCCTTTAAGCTGTAATTGAAGCTTGGTTTAATTGTTGCTGAGAATCCACCTTTAGTAATAATAACTTGGTCATCATACTCGATATGTTGCTGATAGGTAGGAAACTCTAACATCTGCTCGATCCAAGTATTGTATAACACCCAACCCGTTTTGTATTCATAATTCGATACACCCCGTGCATTACCTGTTAGCTTAACTTTGATGCCGACATGACCTGCGTCTACACGTTCTAAGGCAAATGGTTGGAGAATTGATGCGACAATAGATAATACTAAAATGGCTCCAACTTTAATCATCAATGATGAATTCATCACGTGTCGATCATCACCCCAACGATCTTTTTCTACTTTGGTTTTTTCGCCACCAATAAACACTGCAGCTGCAAATAGCAACCCAATTACAAAAATAATTCCTGAAATCATAATTTAATTAATTTAAATAAAATTTTACTTAACCGCCAATTTATATAAAGCCATATTCCAACTGCGGTATATTGGATATAACCATTTATTTCTCTACTTACGACATATTCACCTAATAACGTTGTTAATATGATGAATGTTACAATAAGCAATACAATTTTAAATCCGTTATTCATTTTTTCTTTATAATAAGAAATTATTTTTGAGAATCCAAATAATCAGAGCCGAACTCCATATAGTTATGCAGTTGTTCTCTTAAATAAATGTCAATCAAATCCTTCGTTTTTTCCAAATCTTGCTGGAAGCTTCCTTTGTGACGGCATCTTACAATGCGTTTAATGATATCGAATTCGTAGCTGGTCAAAGACCACTCTTCTGCAAATTTATAAAGGCTATCCTTGCCTTTGTAATGCGTTTGCGTATTTACGCTCATTTGATTCCTTTCAATAATTTTTTCTTGTCGCCTTCACTATAACCATACATTGTTAAAATGCGTTCGCAACTAGTTTTATCCATCAGATCAACATAATCCGTAGCCTCTGTTTTGCTGACTTGATAATGTTCTGCAATTTGTGATACTAATGCTGCATCGTACTTATCCTCCGATTTGCCTTTAATATATTTTGCAAATGCCTTGTTATTTGGCAATAACTCGTGATACAATTTATATGTTTCTTGTGGTCTTAACAATCCGATTGTATATGTTTGTAATTCATTAACTAGTTCTGTCAATTCCATACGCATTGATAAAAATCGATTCATCATAAAAGGACTAAATGCCTTATGGTCCATATCAGACCATTTATCCCAAGATTTCTTTTTATGAGTTACACCATCGATAAAATCAAACATTGTAGCTGCTTTCTTTTTTTCTTCTGCCATTATAAATTGTATTTTTTACGATATTGTTTTTCTAATTGTTCACCCATTCCTATTTCTAGGATAACTGCCTTATCTGGTATTCCTACTAATTTTGTAGCATCTAAAATATCATCTATAGATTTGTTGCGATATGTTTTCATTTTGGTATTTGCGTTGCTTCGGTTAGAAGTCTTAAACACAATGCTAACTAAATCTTTGTGATATGATATTGACATTAGATTTCTCCTAATAAATTTACAAACATTGCCATAACGTTAATTTCTTTATCTACAACTGATGCATCTTTATATTGTGCTTCTGCTATAATCAAAATGCATGGTGCTACATGACCAGTTCCCCAATCATCTAATGTGTCATAAAGGAATGTATATAACGGAGTAAAATCTTTTACTTTGCTATCTGCAATGGTTTGACGAATTTTATTAAATGATGCCTTTTTGTCTTTAGCATTCTTTAATACTTCTAAAATTTCAGTCATATAATTTGCCTGAATAGCACTTGCTTTATCTAATTGCAATTTACCATTAACTACAGATGCTTGAGATGCATTAATTGCACGGCGAATATCCGGATATGATGCATTGATAATTGCTGCTACATCTTTAATGTCATATTCAATCCCTTTGTCTTCTAATACAGTAACTAAACGCTTTGCAACATCCGTTTTGCTTGGGGGTGTAATTGCAAATGTCTGACAACGTGATTGAATTGGGTCAATAATCTTTTCTACATAATTACATGTAAGAATAAAGCGTGTTGTTTTGCTATATGTCTCCATCAAGTTGCGGAGAGCTGCTTGAGCATTCGGTGTTAAATAATCTGCCTCATCTAGGATGATAATTTTCCAACGACGGAATCCTACTGTTGATGCATAACGCTTAATCTTATCACGTACGGCATCTACTGAGTTTTCATCCGATGCATTGATATACATTAAATCAGCATCCACGCTATTTGCAATAATCTTTGCCAAGGTAGTTTTACCAGTACCAGCTGAGCCATAAAATAGCAAATGCGGAACATCGCCATTTTCGATGAATATTTTAACCTTTTCAATAATATGTTCATTGCCAATATATCCTTCTAATGTATCGGGTCGGAAGGATTCGACCCAAAGCGTGTTTTCTTGTTGTCCAAACATATTTTATTTATTTACCTGTTGATCCGAAACCATTTTCTCCTCGTTTAGTGCTAGAATTTAATTCTCCGGTTTCTTGCCATTGAATTCGTTCTACGGGAGCTACTACTAATTGCGCAATCCTATCACCTGCTTTGATTTCAAAGTCAGATTGACCATGATTAATTAAAATAACACCAATTTTACCTCGATAATCTGCATCAATGGTGCCTGGGCTATTTAATACCGTAATGCCATGCTTCAAAGCCAATCCAGATCTAGGTCTTACTTGTATTTCATACCCGTATGGGATTTCAACTCGTAAGCCGGTTGTTATTAATTTAAACTCACCTGGTTTAAGAAGTTCGTTCTCTGCACTGCGCACATCCAGGCCTGCACTTCCCCCAGTTTCATATTGAGGAAGTGCATTGTCTGAATTATTTACTATTTTTACTATCATTTATATAATTTATTTCTTAAAATATTTTCTTTCCATGGAATAAATCTTAAATTAGATATATCTCCAATAATATTAGGATCGATATTATTGCGGAACCCTTCGGATATCGGAATAATATGATCTAATTGATAATGGTCGGTACCTTTTTTTGCTTTTCCACGTTTTTCATGAAATTCTAAAGTATGTATTGCTTGTCGTTTTGTTATTTTATGAACTTCATTATAATATTTCTTTTTTTCAGATAATATCTGCTCATATTCTATTTCACTTAAATTAGTTGCTAAACCATTTTGCATACCTAACGATATATTATATCCATTTGGAATACGTTTTTTAGTTTCATATGCTTTTAATAAACCTTCTGAAATTTTTTGGTTATGGGTTATGTCTCTTGTTTTACCTGTCCAATATCCAATACAACCTGTATTTTTTTCTGAAACTACTTTTTTCCATTCCGCAGTTTTAGGTTTACCATATGATGGATTTTTTTCATTTGATTTTGAACAACTATAACATTCCCACTCTTGCATACGTTTTAATAAAGCAGGATACATTTTTTTTGATTTAGAATATTTAGGTTCACCGCACTTTAGACAATCACAAACATAATACCGTTCCATATTAACCTTTTAAATAAATATCATACGGTATTAGTTTTGTAACATTACTTTCCAAATTTAATTCTGGAGCATCACAAGCCAATAAGTAGATTCAAAGTCAGCTCCTGTGAAGTCAATTCGAGCTAAGCCATCTGGTGATACTTTTAAATATCCAGAATCTCCTCGATTTGCTACAAGCACTTCTTTTAATTTGTCTGCAGAGAAACAAACCGGATCCATTGCATTTTGCTTTGCTGCGCCAACTTCAAATGAAATATTATCTGCATTTACGGTTGAATAATTGATAATGAATTTGATTTGTCCATTAATAATTTGAACTGCAAAGTTTTTTGCATCTGGCAATGCATTTTTTGCTTTGATGAATTTGCTAATAAATTCGTCATTAACCGGAATGGTTACTTCATAATCTGGCTCCGCATTGATTGAGGGAACTGCTGGAATAACTGTCGTATCAGCCAACATAAAAGTTACTTTAGTTGTTCCTTCTGAAATTTTCATTGCATAATTCTTACCAGCTGCATTCTGAACTTCGATTTCAATGTTTTCATTCACTGCACCAAGCATTTTAATCAATGCACCAGTATGATTAATACCTAATTGACCTTTCATAAATGGAGCGGTATTCCATTTAATTTTACCTACGACGGTTTGGTCCATATCAATTAGTTCACAACTAATCGAATCTTCTTGTTCTTTCAACGTAACCGCTTCGCAATTTCCTGCTAAATAGTAACGATTAATAAACGATTGTAACTTGCTTTTTTCCATTTTTTATTTCCAATTAAAAAGTAAAGAATTTATTAAATTGTTCTGCATCGGTAGTTGAAATACTGCTGCCACCGAATTTTTTATATGTTTTGATGTATTTCTCATAAACTTGAGGTGCGCCGTCTGGATCTGCAAACATTTCATGCAATGATAACACTACATCATATAAATCTTTTGGAATCACTGTTTCTAACAATTCAACGTGACTGTCAACCAATTGATTGATTTCGTTTGCTGCTTGTACATATAAATGCGTATTATGTACAACCATTCTAGGCATTGCTTCTTGTGAATAACGATCCAATCCGCCATCTGTTTTGCCGCCTAATAATTCATAGGTAAAATCCGAACAAGCTGGGCAATCCATTGCGCAAGGAACATGTTGAGTTAAATCAATTGCAACCTCGCCGGTCTTGCCTTGTTTGATATGCGACTTTCTACGATATTCTGCATTCTTTGGAAAATATAATTCCGAGAATGTTTGTGTTTTATAATTAGTAGAATGAAGATATGTTCCAAATACTGGATATTGACCTGGAGAACTAGAATCTGTTGTAATATAAATTCTATTGCCTGTCAATTCATTCATTAGCTTTTGTAACGTTGCTAGAATGAAGAAATCTGAAATTTTACTAATACCAAGTAAGTGAACATACTCTAATCGTTTATTTTCAAATTCTCTTTCTTTAAGCATCAAAGATACCGCAAACATGAAATCTACTAATTTCTGCGGACCTCCAATTGCCCAACCTTGAAAATCAAAATGCTTAAATTTATGATACCACCAAGTATATTCATCTGTATTTGAACCTTGCAACATGTTTAAAAACTTAGTTTTACCACTTTGATGTTTTTCGAACCAAGCAAAGTTGTCATAACTAATATCAGCACACTCAGCAAATTTGTTTTTATATTTTGTCTTAGGTGGAATATCGAGGTTTGCTGCAACATCACTATTAGCTTCTAACCAATGAAATATCTTTTCGCGCAATTCATTGCTATATGGTAATGCACCGGTTGCAATCTGATAACCTCCTGAGTCACCAAATACCAATACATCT